CGATGATTCAAGTGTAGTAACAAGACAGCTCTTGACCGGCGGAAAGAAAATAGCGGCGCGTATCCCGGGTTATTTTGACGAGATTTACCATTTCGAACAACGCTCGGTGGGTAACAAACCGCAATTCGTTGCACGCACGGTCAATTCTGGAGAAGATTTCGCACGAACCACTCTCAAGCTGCCTAAAGAGATTGATTTCACGAATCGAAACTTCTTCGAGATTATCGAACCATCTATTCAGGAGGTGATGAACCTAGGCAAATTAAACGTCGTACCTATCAACCAAGCACCAAAGTAAAACGTATGGGCTCATGGGCTAGAGATGCTAGGCTACTGAGAACTCCACACGAAACCGCAAGAGAACGAAAGAAGGCAAGAGAAATGGCATTCACGTATTCGAAGGAAGACATTTCGCGCACTCGCCTCGTTGATTCACCGACGTGGCTTCCAGTTCGTATCACGAACTATCAGGAAAAGATTGCGAAGTCCGACAAGCGTGCGGGAGCAATCAATCACGTCATTACCGTCAAGGTTGAGGAAGCCGGTAATGAATACGAAGGACTCGTCCACGACCAGACGTTTCCGGAGGAGTATCCATCGCTCGCGTTTGATTTCCTGAATGCAATGGGAGTCAATCTCGACAAGGACGGTGGTATCGTTCGGTTCGAAGAGTTCAAGGGCAAGGATGTTTTCGTTTGCCTCGGCCCCGGAACGTACAACAACAAGCCAAACAATCAGGTGCTCGGTTGGCGCCCGATTGATTGGTCGCCGAACTCGTAGTTTGAAACTCCGGGCTAATACTATTTTCATGGTTGAGTAGTATTAGTTCTTTCGACCGTGTGGCCCCGAGCGGTGGAGATTCGGGGCACTTGTTAGCAATTGCTCGCAGGCGCAGGTAAAACTTTGGTTAGACTAGGGTGTTGCGTTATGACTCCCATTCATAGCGCAACATATCGGCCCTAGTCTAGCCATTCTTTATGCCCTCGTAGCCCAATCGGCAGAGGCACTGGACTTAAAATCCATTAAGTGTCGGTTCGAATCCGACCGAGGGCACCACCATCGCTATGAAAACATGGAACCTACGCAACGGTTCAACCATCAATTTCGTTGGAGATGAAATGGATAATGATTACATGGGCATCGAACGTGGTGCGTATGCATCACAGGGAGCCTTAGTTCATAAGGAACAACCCATTCGCGTTCAGCTTGCGAATCAGCTTGCAATGTACGATAAGGAAACCGACCGTATCGCCAAGATGATTAAGCTGCTCGACGAGAATCCTGCCATCGAACAGTTCATCAATCTCCAGCGTGGTTATACTGACTGAGTAGAGTATGAACGAACTCGGATTAAAGATTGCAATCGCGCAGCACATTAGTAAGCTGCGCGAACTCGCAAAGGATGCGGAAGATTTTACAATCCGATTGCAAGCTGCCGCATCCGAACTAGAACACCGTTACAGATTACTAAGGGAGCAGACGAATGACGACACACGTATTGACGGACGAACAAAAGAAAGCAGTCGCTGAGCTGTTAGGATTGGAACTCGAAGCCGTTCCTTCTTCAATCGAATTGGAAGATGAAGAATCAAACGAGGACGAAGATGAGGAAGTAGACGAGGACGAGGAAGAAGATGAAGATGAATCCGATGACGAAGTCGAGGATTCAGATGAAGATGACGAAGAGGACGATTCGGAAGATGAAGAAGAGGATTCAGATGATGAAGATTCGGATGCAGAGGAATCAAGCCTAGCAGTTCGTGTTCAGGAAGCAACAGACGAATGGTACGCAAAGCATCGTGAAACCATTTCGCTTGCAGACTTCCTCAAGACGAAGGGTTTCTAAGTTACAACAGGATGCTCGACTCAATATCGAGCATCCTTTTCGTGCATAAGGTATTCACTATGAACCTACCAGAAAAGTTAAGAGCGGAACTACAGAAGGAGTTCCTATTCGACAACGAACTCCTAGCACCGGCATGTTTATTCCATCAGCTCGACGAAGGGAGGATACTAATCGTACTAGCTCCACCCATTAAGCAAGGGATTCCTGAACTGCTCATTACCAAATCAATGCGCGCACGAGCCGATTTGATTGTGCTCATCCTTCCATCGGACACCTCAACTGAATGGTTCAACAAAGCATTCGCATCTACTGGTAATGGAAAGGTAACACTTCGACCAATTCAAGGTCGCGTCAAGTTTGTGAATGAGGATGGTGCTGTTAAAAGAGTTCCAGCGTGCATGATTATCTTTAAGAATGCAGCTGAGCTTGCCCGTATTGAAGACCAAGAACGCGCACAAGTCTACGCGAATGAAAATATTGGTCGCATGTAAATGTTATGAAGGTGCTCATGGAAACACGTCAAGTAGAACTAAGAATCGACGTTCCAGGAGAAGGGAATGCTTCAGCCGATATCGTTATCGTTGGTGAGGCACCGGGTGCTGAGGAACAACGAACAGGCAAACCATTCGTTGGGCCTTCAGGTTATCTATTGAACCAACTATTGCAACAAGCGGGTATAACCCGAGCTGAATGTTGGGTAACGAATGTTGTAAAGACAGAACCACCGAAGGTAATTAAAGCTGGCAAGACGGTCTACGATATTCATGCAACGAAAGGATATGATGGATATAAAGAATATCTCTTCGAAGAAATCAAGACAATCAATCCTAAAATCATCCTCGCCCTTGGGAATGTGGCCTTACAAGCTCTCACTGGAAATAGTGGAATCACTCAATGGCGTGGAAGTATTCTGCACTCTGAACGACTTAAAAGGCGAGTCATCCCAACCTACCACCCCGCGTACATTCTCCGTTCTGATTCCGCTATCGACCGCTCCGTTGCAGAATTCGACATCCGAAGATTGGTACAAGAAATAGATGGCAAGCCAACCCCACAAAGAAATCTTGTTGTCATACGGGATAGCGCACAACTCTATCGATATATTGACCGATGGAAGGTCAAGCCCCTCGCCGCAAGCGATATCGAGACTTATAAGTCAATTCCGAACTGCATTGGATTCGCAACTTCTTCACATGAAGCTATCTCAATTCCTCTCTTCAACGAACTTTGGGGCGTCAAGTTTGGAAATTACTCTCAACGTGAGCTTGCAGAATTTTGGAAATGTGCCGACATACTATTGCGAAGTAAGCGTATCATCGGTCAAAACTGGAAGTTTGACGAAGGAAAGCTGAGTCAACTTGGATTCAAGATACCAAACTTCCATGCCGATACGATGCTCATGGCGCATACGCGCTATCCTGAATTACCTAAGGGCTTAGCTTTCCTTGCATCGATTCACACCAGAGAACCTTATTACAAATTGGAAGGGAAGGAGTTTAATCCTAAGAAGGATTCGGCAGACAGGTTGTATCTGTACAATGGCAAGGACTGTGCAGTAGACTATGAGATTTTCGAGACATTGGACAAAGAACTCGAAGACTTTGGTGTTAGAGAGTTCTATTATAACTTTGTCCATCACCTTCACGCGCTCTACCTTGGCATCGAACGGCAAGGCATTCTATGTGACACTGAGGTGCGAGCGGCGTTAGAAGAAAAGTATAAGGTTCTCATGATGGAGAACCAATTTGAACTGGAGAATCTCATTGGACATCAAATCAATGTTAGCTCACCCAAACAAATTGGACAGCTCATCTACAACGAACTTAAACTCCCTGTCCGAGATGGAACTGGAGAAGAAGTTCTTGTTGCACTACAAGCAAATCATGGAGAAAGGAAACCTCAATGCATTCCTATCATTGACAGGATTCTTAGAGGACGTACTATTAGAAAAACCCTCGGGACTTACATCGAGGCTTGCCCGGACTATGATGGACGGTACCGAACAAGTTATCAGATTGTGGGTACTGAGACCGGAAGAACTTCAACACAAACTCTTAAACCTCCATCTCGCCCTGAGCCAATTGGACTTGCATTTCAAACCATAACAAAGCATTCCGAGATGGGCGCGGATGTTCTCAAGATGTTCGTAGTTGACAAGGGTTATGTATATCTTGAAGCCGACTTATCTCAAGCCGAAGCGCGCGTTGTCGATTTGTTATGCGAAGATTACGAAGGACTTGAAGAGTATGGTAAGATTGATAAGCACGCTAAGACAGCGCGAATCATTTTATCATTAGGTGCAGACTATGTAGTTCGTAAAGGAAGTCCTGAAAGATTCCTAGGAAAAACTTCAAGACATGCAGGGAGCTATGATATGGGTAAAGGACGTGCGATGCTCACGTTCAATACCGATGCGAAGAAATATGGTATCGACCTTCATGTTAGCGAGTGGAAAGCCGGCCAAATCCTGGAGAAATTCCACAAAGCGTACCCTAAAATTAGAAGCGTCTTCCATGTAGCAGTTCAAGATGCGTTAGCTGCAAATGAAAGAACACTAACAACACCGTTCGGCCGCAAAAGAACGTTCGGCGGCAGATGGGGCGACCAACTTTTTAAAGAAGCATACGCTTTCATTCCACAATCTACGGTCGGTGATTGTGTCAAGCGTGCGATGTTATACATCAAGCACGAGATACCCGATTGCCGTATCGTGATGGAAAAGCATGATGCTATCGGTGCGCTCATCCCTGTAAACGAGGTAAGAGAACACGCTATCGTTTTCAAGAAAGGACTTGAGATGCCCATCGACTTCGCTTGTTGCTCGATTCCTCGGGGTGTTTTAATTATCCCTGCCGAGTTTGAAATCGGTGAGAAGAACCTACATGATTTGAGAGACTATAAGCTGGAATCATGAGTTGGCTGAATATGCTCATGTCGCAAACACAAGACTTAGAATCGCCGCGCCGTTATTTTTACTTCGCGGGGCTCGGAGTGTTGTCTGCTATAGTAAAACGAAACGTGTTCCTTGACAGAGGGGGAGCATATAAGTTATATCCAAACGTGTACATCATGCTCATCGGGCCATCTGGTATCAAGAAAGGTTTGCCAATCAAGGTCGCTGAGAAGTTAGTTACGGACCTCAACGTTACAAAGGTTATCGCTGGGAGAAGTAGCATCCAAGCAATCATTGAGAACCTCGGGCATCAAACAATGAATAAAGATGGAACAGTTAGCAAAGACGCCACAGCGTTCATTGTTAGCGGAGAGTTTAGTCAATCAATCTTAGAAGACCAACAAGCATTGACAATTCTCACGGACTTATATGACTCACAATACAAAGATACTCATACAAATTTGCTTAAGTCCGGAAAATCTATCCTTCGCAATGTGTACCTCAGTATGCTTGGCGCTAGCAACGAGACCCATCTTCATGCTGTCATTGGCCAGCGTGATATTATGGGTGGTTTTATTGCTCGTACGCTTATGGTGTCTGAGAACAAACGAAATAGAAAGAATTCTCTGGTACGGCGGACGGCGAATACAATTGATTACGAGGGACTATCTGAATACCTCAAGACAATTTCGTGCTTGAAAGGTGAGTTTCAGTATACACCGGAGGGAGCAGACTTCTATGAAGAATGGTATCAGGAATACGAACCGAACGAGGACGATACAACAGGCACCGCGATGCGGTTTCCAGATACCGTTCTCAAGGTGGCGATGTTGATATCGATGGCAAGGGGTACAGACCTACTCCTAACCACTGAGGACATTCAAGAATCGATATCAGTATGTGCGTCATGCATGACAAATGCACAAGTCGTCACGAACAATTCTCCAGGCGCGACCACGACACCGATTGCTAAACAAACGGCGATTGTGTTTGAGGCTTTGTTAAAGGCTGAATCGTTTTCGATGCCACGCATCTTGATGTTAAGACGACTATGGCGACACTTAGATGCATTTGAGTTGACGCGAATAATGGATACTCTGAAAGAGGCGAACGTGGTACGTGAGGAACAAGAGAATAGAGAGACGTACTACACGCTTCAAGACCACGTGATTGCAGAGTATCGTAAGAATACAATGGCTGAAACGCGCGTACTCAAGTACAACTAAATGAACTGCAAAAGAAAAGGGGCCAAGCTATCAAGCTCAGCCCCTTTAGTTTTATCTACTTCTCACCCGGTATAGCAACGGAACTACGCCCTCCCTTTTTCTTCCGTTTCTGCTGTGCCGTAGTCTCCACTTCCCTTGCAATACCACGGCCCACGTACGGAACCCGTTGTAATCCCCATCGCCCTACGTCTCGATAGTTACCTCGTAATGTGTTGATGGCGAGTCCACCGATACCAGCGGCTTCATCAACCGCATAGTTTGTGCCCCGCATCATATTGAATGCAGCTTCGATGGGGTCAGGGTCGTCCCAGTTCTCAGCGATTGAAGTCATGTAATCGGTTGGAATACCGAGAGCAAATGCTTGCTCAAGGTTGCCAAGCCCATGTACAATCCCTTCATTCTTTGCGAGCTGAGGGTCTACCTTACCTAACCACTTCCTTGTAAACGCGAACCTATCGCTAGGGTCAACCGTCTCACTCTGCCCAATGTTGTTCTTATATTCCGTGAAGAAATCTTTATCTTCATCGGTCATACCCAACATCTGCTGCGCTGAGTTAGTGCCAACCTGCGCACCCGTCTTGACTACTTCTTTCGTATCGCCAATCAATTCACCCAGAGACATACCAATCGCTGCCAATTTGACAGCTCTAGTAGGATTCTCTTTAATCGCGTCCTTCATCGTCTTCGTAGTCTGGAACGCGGTACGCATGAACGTTTGAGGAATTCTCAGTATGTCGTTACGTACCCATCCGTGCGGCAAGTTTACGTTTGCCATCGAGCCCTGAGTTAAATCGGCCATGCGAATCATCGCACGTTCGAGTTGGTCTTGACTCAGTTCAGTTTGCCGAACGAGCTGCTCGGGCGACGTAAAGGTTAAATCTTCAAGTTCTCGTCTCGCCTTCTTGTTTGCAGGATTCCGTTTCAGTTCATCAAACAAAATCCGAGCGTATGAATTACCTGTCGCACCGGCGACTCTATTCAAGTAGTTTTGTGTACCCTCAATTCCAAACACCTTGTACAGGAAGTTCTTATCGCCTAACGTCTCAGCGAATCCACCGCTGAACTGGCGGAACGTCCCTACGTTATTCATGAACTTAGCATCGGGGTCCGTGTTACCCTTGAATGCTTTCAATAACGCAGGCCCTGCATCTCTTAGTCTTCCCTTGACTGCGATGGGTAAGACACCGCTGATGTTTGAAATTCCCGCTAGCGAAAGCTGCGATGCTGTAGCCCATATCCTCGCGGCTCCAACTAGCGATTTCTGACGACTCGATACACCTTCAGCTTCGCCTCTGATAGAACGTTGCGCAAGGTTTCTAGCACGTTCGGGGTCTTCAGCTTTTGCAACGAGCTTGGAAATAGCAGACGTTTCATCCTGCAAGTCTAGCTTTCCATACGCATTCGCTTCCTCAACACGACGAGCTGAATTGCGAAGATGGTCAACGAATACGTCCATGTCCTTACGATAACCTGGAACATTCAAGTCGTTGCGCCTGAACTCCTCACCAATCTTTCGTTCGCGACTCGCAGCAATATCTTTGATGCGCTTGTTGATTACATCGTCAGGTAAACCTTGCTTCTTCATTGCATCAATCAAGGTCTGGTCTGGCACGCCTTCATATCGATGCGTCCAATAGTTTGCGCGCTTCTTCTCAATCAAGCCCGCATTGACCATCTCATCGCCAATCATATCATTGATGGCGCGCATCTTATCGCCAATTTCTCTTACTTCCTCAGTAGGGTTCGCGTTGTTCCCTTCTAAGTAATCAACAATCTGCTCAAACGTTTTAGGGTCTTTCTTCAGTCGTTCTAAATCTTCAACGACAGGATTGATATAGCGATTGAATCGACGCGCCGCATCCGTATTGGTACGTTCAATGAGCTGGCCAATCTCTCTACCCACCGGACCCATGCGTTTGAATTCCTCACGCATCGCCATCGAGATATCATTCTTAAACTTAGCGATGGCTCCGATTGGCTTTGGTCCTAAGCCCGCTTCATCCCTTAAACGCGCAACAATCCTATTGCGCATTTCAACGGGAGTATTCGGGTCTTGAACCATCTTCTTGAGCTTACGCATTACATCGGGACCAAGCTGTCGATTCGCCCTATCGATAGCCATTCCCGGGTCGATGCCATCATTCTTCGTCACGTTCTTAAGAATGTCTTCCATCCATGCGCGATGCGCTTCTTCTTGCTGAATGGAATTCTGATATCGCTCAGGATTCTTAGGTACGAAGTCACCACCCGATTCACCCGGAGGCAATACATCTCGTCCACCTGGCGGTACAGTTCCTCCAGCTCCACCCGTACCAGCCGTAGGTTCGACAGGACGCCCACTTGGAATAGTTTCACCCGTCGATGCGATACCCGGAGGTAATGCACTTGGGTCTACACCTTGCGTTACAGACCTTAACGGCGTACCCGTTGCAGTAGTTGTTTCAGGAACTAAACCAGCAGGTAACGAATCGTCAGCTGCGCCAGTAATTGATGCAGGCAATGCTTCTTCAACTTGTGCAGCACCGCGCTCACCAAACGAAGTTATTCTATTGCCCTTACCAGCTTCGTTCGCAGGGTCAAGAATAATCAAGACTTGATGCGGTGCCTTACCCGTTCGCTTACCACCCGTATGCGTCATTGCATCGTATCCTAAATCGGATAGCGCATAACGCATATCATGGAACGTCTCAGTCAATTCAGACTTCGAGATGTTCAAGCCTTCGCCCTGCTCAAATACTTCATTCGCAATCGCACGCCAATACGCTTCGGTTGTCGTGCCTTCTGGCAATGCTTTAACTGAGTCCATTTCAAAGCCAATGGATTCTAAGCCTTCTACCTGCTTGTCTAATGCTGAGCGCACCTCTGGCGTGATTGGCTTTTCTAAATCGAGAACCTTCTCAACGTTTACCTTAGCTTCATATACCGTTGGTGTCTTAGTTCGCTTACCTCTCGCCGCAGCATACCCTTCCGATATCTTATCTGCATCGGTAAGATATACACCTGAACCAAACAACCCATCGATTTCAGTACGATAAGGGTCAAGCGTTTCAGGCGTTAAGCCCTTTGTGCCTGTCCCATGATACCACGTCTTTTCGTTAATCTTAACGGGGTCGTCACCAACGTGCTCAATAATCTTGGGAGCAGCTAATGCTTCAGCAGCAACATTCTTACCCGCTTGAACGTTCTCACTCGTCGCTTGAAGTTGTGCGTTAGTAACAGGTGATTCATTCCAAGGTGCATTAGTTGCGAAATTCTGTAATTTAGCCTGTTCGCTTGGTGTAAGCGGAGGTGGCTGCTGACTATCCGGTAATGCTTCCCATGCATTCGGATTCATCTCACCTTCTTTAATCGGGCCTAAATCATCCATAGCTACCGCTGGAGCAGTAGGCACGTCGGTTCTAATAGGAACTGGAGCATCATCTGTAATCTGCGAACCAATTCCCCTATCGACTGGCCGCGCGCTCATCTGCGTAGGAACGCTAGAGAAGCCCTTACGAATTTCACGCGCAGCGGTGCCTACATCGGGGTCAATGATTCCTAGACTCTGAGCAAGACTTAAGTCACGTTCATTTAATTCTAATGCAAACAAACTTGCTTTCGATTTAGTTGTACGCTGTTCAGGAGTAAGGTCTTTTAACCCTTCAGCAACCCTATCAACAGCGCCCTGTAGCCTAGTTAATGATTCTTGGTCTGCACGTACAGGCCCACCACGTCGAGCCTGTGCCATTAACTCAACGTCGCCACCAGACTTAACGGCAAACTTCTCACTTGACTCTAATGCAGGCGTCCAGAATGGATTGTTAGGGTCCGTACCTTTCGGTGCTTTAACTTCTCGTGAACTAGGCTGAACACCTGTTTCATCGACAGCTTTTGTAGGCGGCGGCATGTCAACCGGCCGGCTTGATAATGGAAGCTTTGCATCAGGGTCGAAGCCCTTTGCTTTCATCTCAACATCGGCCAGCTCTTGAACCTTACGCTCTGCATCTTTCTTGTACAAGCCCTCAAAGTAATCATAAGGCTTGCCCGATGCACCATACAAACTTGCACCAGCGCCTAACGCATCGAACGCAGCTTTCCCATATCGACCTTGTTTCAGGTCTTCTAAAGTTTCAGCACTCATGCGCGCGCCCTGCGTAAAGTCTAAACCACGCGCAATATTCTTCACACCCTCAGCCACCTTTGGTGCATACTTTGCAACCTTAGGTCCATACTTAGCTAACAGTTCTGGACCCTGATATGCAAACTTTGCAAGCGGAACGGTGCCCAAAGATGCCGCAGTCGTCGCTGCACGGAAAGGTGAACCACCTGCGATATCAGCTATACCATACAATCCACGAGTCAACGCAGCTGTAGGATAACCTAATCCAGGTCCTCCACCCCATCCAACTTCTTCCATCTTGGCTAAGTCTGTGTCCTTATACTTTGGGAGCCAAGAGTAATCGAGCGTCTCATCAAACCATTTCGTCCCGCGCTGAATTAAACCTTCAGTCGCTTTCTTTCCTTTGCGCCCACCCGCGCTTAAATCGTTATAAATATCCGATGCCTGCTGGCCATAGCTATCCCCTTCGAGATTGCTAAAACCAAACAAATCCCACATGGAATCTCTAGGCATGGTTATTCATCCTCAGGAAGCATCATCGCTCGGGAGCGCGTTCTGAAATCTTTCAAGCGAGATATCAAACCTTCATACGGCATACCGAGTCGAGCGGCTTTAGCTTTTAAGAAATCCTCCTGCTGTGTAGGAGTCATGTTCTTATATCTATCAGCCACTAACATTCGCGTACCCGATACAGAATACATCTTCGGGTCGTTGAATTCAGGGAATGCTAAGAACAACTTCTGTGGCGTACTCGTATCGCCCGGCAGGTTGGGATTGATTGCTGCATCCGTACCCTTATAACTTGCCGAACCCTTTGCCGTCTCCGCAGCGAGTCTTGCATTCGCTCGTGACGTTTCAGCAGAGAGTTTTGCCCCACCCGATGGAGTATCAAACTGATGAATATCTCGCTCAACATCTTCCCTACGATTATCACGCTTCTCATCAACCGTGAAATCGCCATTTGGAATAACGGTCGGCAATACTTCAACCTGTCCGCCGCGAATACGACGAGCGACTTGTTTGCCATCAGGACCATCTTCAAACGTCCAGCCACGGTCCTTAGCTGCATCGATATCGAGCTGAATCTTCTGTCGTGCAAGCTGTAAAGTTTCGTCAGCACGACGGTCATCAACTGAACGAGAATACGCAGCCTCAGCATTGCGATGACGAGCATCAGCAATCTTGACATCGGCTTCGTAACGAGAACCTTTCTTCTGCCACTCGTTCTGAGCCTGCTGATACGGACGCTCGTTAAGATATTCACCGAGCTTTAACCCTCGGCCAACATCCCTCGATGTATACCCTTCAACACCAGCGGCTATTGAGTTGAACAATTTATTCCACTTACCGGGCTTGTAATCTTCCTGCTTGGGCTCAGACTTCATGTATTCAGCATACCGCTGCATCGGTGCGTAATCATATTCCGGTGCCTGCCGACGGCGCATCGCAACATCTTGCGGCAATGCACTCTGAATCGATGCACCTAATCCAGTAGTCGCACCTGTACCAAAGTCACCGAATCGATTAGACCAATCAGCTTGGCCAGTCTGACCAAATTGGCCAGCGGGTTGAGCTTGCTGAGGATTCAGAAAATTCCACTGAGACGCTTTGCCACGTCCCCATACATCACCGCCGTAATCATAATCATCCCAGGCCATTGATAATCTCCCGTACCTTCTTATGCCTTTCGGCTTTCGTAAGGCTAGCTACATTGGGTAATTTAGCAACTTCGTTCCGGGCATGAATTCTATTAGCTAAGTCCTCAACCAATAGAATATCGTACACGCGCCCTTGATGATATCCCCAGTAATGTGTACCACCCGTATCAGGCGATGGTACCAATCTAAGTCCCATTGATTCGCAAAGCTCTCGATTCGCGATACATTCCTCACCGAGATAATCCCAATCGGAATCACTACGATGCGTACCGTAGAACCGAGAGCCTACGAGATCGAACATAGTTACCATTCATACGACGGAGGATTACCATAGCCCGGGTTGTTAAGACCCCAATTGCCACCGCCGCCACCTGGGTCATTCGGAACGCCAATGTACGGATTATCACCCATGCCACCGGGAGGATTACCATAACCAGGATTATACGCTCCACCTAAACCGCCGGAAGAGCCATAATCATTGATGCCACCACCGGAACCATAACCCGGATTTGCTCCTGCTAAATCCTGTCTAGTTGGTGTACCACCGCCACCAAACATATTACCTAATCCGCTCGCGAGTCCACTTGCTGTGCCTAACCAATTATTACCACCCGCAGCGTTATTAGCAACATCAGTCTGCAATAGACCTCGATTATTTGCAGCCCACGAATTACCAAGGTCCATACCGAATCGGTCTCTATCAAGATTCTCATCCATACCGAGTAACATACGCTGCTGATTGGTTGCGTACTGCTGACCCTGCTGCTGCTGTTCACCAATCCAACGCTCATTACCCGCTACGAATTGTGCATAGAAACGAGAGTTTGCTTCATCTGCTGCACGTGACGCAGTAGCATTACTCTGCGCTCGTGCAGCTTCTAATGCTTTCTGAGCCGCAATCTCAGTTAAACCTTTTGCACCAGCGAGCTGACCTTCCTGTCTAAGCTGCTGCGCTTTAGCTTCAGCCGCACTCGCTGCACTCTGCGCTGCAATTCGATTCTTTCCGATTGCGTCCGCAAGGTTTGTTTCTAATGTTCCAGCGCCCTGCTTCGAACGAATAAACGCATCGTTAATCGAATTCTGCATGTCAGTATTGAGCTGACCTGCAAGCTGCGTAGCGTTTATCTTGTTACCAGCAATATCCTTTTCAAGATTCGCCTGACGCTCTGCAACGTTAGACAATCCCTGAATTCTATTCGCACCAACACCTAACTCAAGAACATTGCCAGCCTGCGTACCAGCGGCACGATTCAAACCATACTGTGCTTGAATATCCTTTTCAGTACTAGCTAAACCTTCGATGCCCCATTTTCTACCAGTACGAACCTGCGAGCCTAAATCAACTTCAGCATCTCGACGTGCAGTAGCTAAATCCTGCATGCCACGACGATTCGCTTGACCAGCCGCGGCTAAGAATCCACCACCGCCCCCACCGCCCTGAATGTTTCGAAGCCTATTCGCTTCATCCATCTGCGTTTTATACGCAGCAGGAATACCGCTAGTAGAACGGTCACGGAAATCTGCACGTTCGGCATCAGACCATCCGCCCGTTTTAGCAAACTCATCAAATCCTGTCCCACGCCATCGCTGTAAATCTTCAGCAGAGATTCCACCACCCATCATGAAATCTTGCGTACCGCGAAGCTGCTTTAATCTATCAGCATCGACGCCGCCGGTCTGACTCCAGGTTCTTAAATTGTCAATGTCTGCATTGATTCGCGCAAGTCTATCTGGGTCATATCCACCCGTCCGACCCATCTCAGTAAGCTGGTCAATTTGGCCTTGAATCGCAGCCTGCGCCTTTGGGTCAAATTGAAAATCTTTGAGCTTCTGAATTGTTTCGTTGACGGAATCCTTCATTGCCGGGTCAATCGCACCCGTCTGAGCCATCTTCTCAAGGTCAGTAATCTGGGTGCGCATCTTATCCATCTCGATGCCGCCCGTTTTCCTAAACTCTTCATACGTTTCAGATGGCTTTGCGTATGGGTCTACAGGTGCAGCGGCTGGAGTTTGCGTACCACCGCCACCTGAATCAGAACCTCCGCCACCGCCAGAACCTGAAGAACCCGCATTCGGGTCATTCGCACTTCCGCCCTGTACGGCTCCATACAATCCGCGAATGTTTCCAACAACAGTTGGGTCCAATCCGCCAGATGTGCCGGACATTCCCTCTAACGTACCCGTTAATGCGGCCCTATCGCGCTTGGATTGTTCATCCCTTTCTCTACGCTTTGCATCCATCTCAGACGTTAACGCACCAAACTGCGTATTAACACGCGTCTGCTCCGTGTTAACTTCTGACTTTGTTTCTTTCTTATCCGCTTTAGCCATAGTCAAATCCTCAGGACTAAGGAAGTACCTCTGGGCAATTCGTGCCCATAACGCTTTTGCAGGTATCTAAGGAATTCAGGTTCCTTTACCCACGCGTGAATCTCTGATAATCCCAAGCCCTTTGAATCGAGTATGGCTTGACGCATCATTAAGTCGGTGGCCATTATCCTATCGAGCCGCGATATCGTTGGGTCCAATAACATGATAGACTCAACAATAGGATGTAGATGACCAGCGCCCAACATAACGCCATTACGGCGAACCACAATAGTACCGAAATCCAACCTTGGTTCCTGCCATTCGAAGTCTCTCTTTTCGTAAATCCCCTTCATCTCAGGAATGTCGCTCGGTTGAATCCTGGCGGTACTGAGTTCTGTATCGGGAAGTTCCTTCCCATTTATTCGCATCACGAACTCAAATCAGATGGAAAGCTCTCAGAATGACGAGCAATACAATGACGAGAATCAGAAGCACGAGGGCTCTTTCAACAGTCATTTCCATCTCCTTAGCTCGGTGTATCGATACCAGCTAACGAATTCCACAACGTCACAATCTGCGACTGCAAATCAATGTCCGCTGCGGTACATATTGAGGTTTTCGTTGCTTCATCGTAGGTTGTGCTCGCCACGATGTTCACTCCCATAACTACCTGCGGTCCCGCTTGAGCCGCAGCAAATGAAGGGCTTTGAACAACCCTCTGAGCATACTCTGCACGCTTAGAATGATATGCTATCGTACCTGCTTCGCTAAGGATAGTCCCAGCTACGAAACATAACATAGCCTGCACGCGCTCCATGAATCCACCCGGACCGGTATCACGCGTTAAAGCCATTTGCTGTACTGATGTTTCTGCCATTTTAATTTTCCAATCTAAGGCTCTAACGCCTTGACCTTAGCGTGCAGTACCCGAACTGCCTGCCACAACATCGGAATCATTCGGTCCGAGTACATACCGAGTGACTCAGGATTTTCATCATTCACAACTTTCGTGCCTAATCTGCCATCAAGTTTTTCCATCACATCTTGTGCAGAGAACATAGGAAATTTACGACCCGCTTCGTCGAGGTTAAGCGATGCAATGATAGGTTCAATAGAGTCAACAATATCTAGCGCATCTGGAATAGGACCATCAACCGATTTCGCACGAATATCTGATTGGTTAATTGTTCCGTAATATGCATAAACTGAAAGCCATCTAGCTGTTGGATGTCCAGAATTAACGACTGCATCAACTTCAGGAGAAACATACGCTGCGTCAATAATCAATGCAAGTGTGCCGCCAACTATAAAATCAACGCGCGGCCTATCAGACCATGCACGCATCACTGAACGGCCAGCGCTATCATTAAATCTAGCACCATATTCTACAGTTGGATTTCCTGGATTATAATACGCACCAGAATCAGCCCTATTTGAAAATCTAAACGATGGCGTAATGGCACTCCCATTAGGCGCTGAAACTCCAGCAACGGGAAATAGTGTACCACCTGAATCTAATGCGCATAGATTAACAGTACCGGCAAGATTGTAAAAATTATAGTAATCACCACAAAATAAAACGCCTGCACCGTTCTTAATTATTCTTAGCCCGGTGCCCGGAATTCCACCAACTGAAAGCTGAGGAGCCATTACAACACAGTCAGCTGAGGTGACATACATGAAATGTGAGGCGCCACCTACGGCAGAGAAATAGATACTAGAACCATAAAGTTGTGAGTGTGCACCAAAATATGCATTCAGTATGCCTGTTGAGCCATACACATTTCCAGTAAGAGTTTGAAGATGATTGCCCGCGAGCTTACCAGTAGCATCTATACTAGCATATAAAGTATTAGCGGCAGACCGAAATTGATGGGCATTGGCGTCGTGAAACATAGTACCGTCAGCAACGAATAAGGCACCATTATGAACACCAGCGGCCTGCATGAAAAGGCCCTTGCCCGAAGCCGATGTTCCATTAAAAAGAATGTAGGAAGTCGTAGACGCACCACTGCCTACAGTTACTTGAGAATTAAACCTCCACTGCCCGGTTGTATCAACACCACCAACATTTATACCACTACGGCCAGCACTGAGTAATGGTGTGCTAGTACCCCATGCATCATCATAGAATCGAATCGAAAACGATTCAGCTGTCGCAAAAATGATGGTATTTCTTGAACCAGATACACCATCTGAATCATTGAACCAAACGGCTGGTGAATTGCTTGATACAAGTATAGAATTAACATTTGGTTGTGCAGCGAATGTCCACACAGCACTTATAATTTCGTTTGCGTTAATGTGTGCGATGTTTGCGATGTTATCAATCGAGGTTTCGATAAGTTTACCAGTAGAATTTGTGATTGGTATAATACCGGAGCCAGCAGAGATAATACCAGCAAAGTATACATTACCTGCTGAGCGTAAATCAGAAAGCCCTGTAATCGTTCCGCCAGTAATGGTAACAGCGTTTGAATTCTGCAACGCCATCGAACCAAGGCCGAAGTTCGACAGGAATCCATTGATATCGGTCGCGCCCGTACCACCGCCTTGAATCGACACGACCATCGTTATCCATGCGGTGCCATTCCACGCTTCAAACTTATTGAGTGAAGTATTCCAACGCTTCGCTCCAACTGGCGGGTTAATGGGCGATTCCGCCATCGTATATGAATCAACGTCACGCAACTTGAGCTGGTCAAGTACGTCAATCTTCAGGTCCGATAACTGCGGAATCGCCCAATTCGCCATTAGAAGTTACCTCAATCGTCCGATTACAAACTGTGCAGTATAACCCGGCTGTCCGCCCTGTGAACGCACGAAATTCAAATGTGCTTCTTGCGACAAATCATACTGCTGTTCTTCACTGACATTACCGGCAAAGTCAATGAAGGACATGAAACAAGCTCTTTTACACCGAGCCCGTAAGTTACCTTCGTCACCGTAGAACACACCAAAGAATCGACCGTCTCCGTTAATTCGATGGTCAAATCGTAAGGTATCTTCCGCAGTCGGTTCAAAGATTCTATCTGGTTGAGTAGTCCCAAAGTGAATCGCCGTGGGCCACGCCATGATATCCTGTGGCATCCACTGCGCAACTTTGGGAACCTCATAGAATCCGGGCCAACGGGTAATATCCCCATCCGATTTCACACCGTCGCCGCAGAAGTAATTGAATGCCTGATTACTGTTCAAAGACTGAACAGCACCGGCAATCATGTGATTACAATCGACGTCGCGGCCCTCGTAGCAATGGTTTGGCTTTACTGAAACTTGGTAGCCCGGTCCAGTCCACTCATCTTGGATTCCAAACTTCTTGGGTGGATGACCTTCCCATTGCACACTAAAGATGTGGCGAATCCGGTCGTGGTCCTCACCACCACGATACCCATGAATAGCAAAGAAGTCTCCGCCACACCATTCAGCAATATCGTTTTCATGTTCACTAGGCGGTGCGGTTGTGGTGCAAATAATGGTCGAGCAACATTCCTTGAATCTCTGTAAAGCATGCTCAATCTCTTGCTTGTTATCCGCACCCGTCTGCCACGCTTCGTTTCCACCGAATACGTACGCCGCAGTGCAATGTTCCCGCTGCGCTAAGTGACGCCCTAATTCCTCAAAGAATGAACCGTGGTCCTCATTCGGCCAAAGCTCATAATCACCGAGGTTATAACCACCCTTCATTCCGTAGGTGTCTAATACATCCCCAAGCTTACCCAATTGACCCCAGAAATCTTCGGTGTATCCGGGTCCGCATTCTCTACCGGACCAATAATCACCAAGTGTTCCCAGGTTCATCCAGAAATGAATGTACGAATAACCCGCATCCCGTGCCTGCTGAATAATACGTTCAGAGTGCGATGGGTCACGGACGAATTTGGAAAACAAATCACCAACGTGAAGCCCAATCGGAAGGATACGTGCGCCAGAGTCATCAGTAAAGCCATTTGAATCGATTCGTAACTGGCCTTGAATAACTGACTTACCCGGAACAACACCACTCTTAAAGGGTGGGTCACACGTAAACGTTTCGTATCCGCCCGGTGTCTCAGAAGGCTTATCCTCAAACATTGGCTGGTCTAGAACGACACGACCATCGTTCCATACCTTAATGAAATAGCCCGGTCGGCACAAGGATTCAAATGAGATTTTCTTCCCATTTTCTTGGACAACGAGCTTGAACTTTTCCCACGGGCCTAAGTCCTCACGGTTGAATGCTACGTATCCAGCCTTACCTTCATCTTCACAACATGCGAAGAATCCATGAGTAGACTTGATTCCATAGAATTCTGGTTCGTCAGACTTTTCAATCGTAAATGTTTCCCATGCACCGGCACTATCCCTATTCGCCGTCATTAAACCAGCGGGCCGCCCATCAATAGTTCCTTGTTTGGCCCCGCCGTCCTCGGCACATACGAATTTGCCGTGGTCACTTTTCAGTGTGTACATTCTCCAACTCCTTCTTGAGTTGAGCTACTTCCGCGGTTAACTCCGCGATACGCTTTTCCTTGATGATTGAATCAATCACCATGGAACCGACAACACCTTTGATATCATCAATGGTGAGTTGAGTCTGAACCGGCTCGTTCATTGCATTCATCAGAGTTTGCCTCTGGCCTTCCATGAAACGGTTCCACTCGCACGTGCGCCCGAGGTACTGAACAGAAGAATCCTGAAGCTCACGGGATTCGGAATGTCTACGAAGTCGTAGATTGCATTCTGCTCAACTGTACCCTGCGACGTTACGGTAATGGAATCCACGTCCTTAAACGGTTTGTTGAAGAAGACTTCAGTTCCACCTACGTCTGCTGCGTTAACGTTAACCTTTCCACCGTCTACGGTATGTTTGATGTCTAACCTTAATTGCAGGTTATACATCTGGTAGAGTGCTTCAGCCATTAGATAATCCAATCATACTCAAACTGGAGGGAAAGTCCTCGTGCAGACGATACTCTCGATAGGACGATTTCAAGCATCCCGTCTACAGGAAGAACATTCCCTCCAGATGCTAATGCTCGGAATGGCGTGGTTCCCGGAATCAAATTGGTTAATCCAGGAATTGGTGAGCCATTGATTCTAAGACTCATTGTGACTGAGCCAAAGTCAAGCGAATGCACAATGCCACTGAACGAACGAGCAACTTTTGCTTTGCTAACGATACGCATGATGCCCGTTGATGGCGTGCGTTCCCAAACTAACATCTCCGGTGTGAGCAACTTGGCGATAGTTTGCAAGTCCAACGAGCCACCGGGGGAAATAACAATGACGCCCATTACGCGTTGTTATAGTATGAGATGTTCAACACGGCAGGCGTCGCACCGGATTGAATGTGACGCAGCTTTGCGATATCATTCGCATCTACCTTGAACACCGCGCCAAGTGCAAACAAATGTCCAAGCTTCGTACCATCGTTTGGATTCGTGCCGTGCAACGTAACGCGAACGGGTGCGACTTCAACAGTTACTAAAGCTTCTACAACATTCTTACCACCATAGATGCCCGAGTCTAAAGTTCCCGCTGTCGCACTAACTGTAATTGTTTGATGCCCAAAGCACTTTAATGCCATGTTATCTCCTAGTTCAAAGCGAGGAACTCAAACCGAACCTTCACGTATCGAAACTGTGGCAGGAAAAGCGATTTCGTTTCGACAGGTGCGGTGTATGCAATTCCGTCTAACGAAGTTGAGAGAAAACACTTCACCTGCGTAAATGGAACAATCTCGTGATACGCCCACGATACGTTGCAGATGATGCCTTCTAGTATCGTACCGAAATCTGCCACGCGTTCATAGCTTCCTACTCCCGGTGAGGTAGGCTGCAACCAATACGGCAAGCCATCGTTAATCTCATCCTGCATCGTGGCGTAACCGTTATCAGCATACTGTTGCCACGTCTCGTTCAGATTTAACGAGGCAAAAATTGAAGGTAACGTCGCATCGCGGTATACGTTAACTTTCGTACCCGTGAAGTCGTCGGTATAGATATCGTATAGTACGTAGTCTGCCGGCTGAGAGACTAATAAATCTAAGGTCGCGTCGTTTGAAACGTTACCAAAGATGTCAACCGCTCGGACTGAATACGTATACGTTCCACCCGTATCTTCAAATAGCGTGATGAACGTGCCCTGCTGCTCACCAACCTGCGTACCGTTCTTCGATACGATATAGTATTCAATTTGAAATGCTGAAGTAGGATTCGTCCACTGCAACATCACGAAATTGTCAACAACGTATCCATCGAGGTCAACTTCGCCTAACGGCGGTATCGTAACTAACAGCGGTGTTGCTGACTCAGAGGGCGTACCATCTAATCCGAAGGCGCGAATCCAATACATATGGTCGCCAACGGCTTGACCTTCTAAGATTGCTGACAACGTTGTCGTAACAATCTGTCGTGAGCCCGTTTCCCAATCGACACCTTTACGAATCTCAAAACTAAACGCATCAGCTGAAGGACGTTCCCACTCGAATCTAATGCCTAATGGCACTAAACGATACGTGAAGATTTCAACGTTGGGAACTGTTATTTCCTCAACGATGTCTTCAATTTCAGGTCGTTCCTCAGGTTCGAATAGCTCTAATGAGACAACCTGAAACCGCTTAACGAATTCTCTTAAGAGGTCCTTGAGAACAGGGTCTTCGAGTTGAACGGACTGAATAAGCTCAAAGAGTTGACTCTCATTAAGTTGTGTCACTGGGACGCTCCAGCCACATCTCGGATGCGAATAGAGTTAACTCCAACAAGTTGAGCCAATCACCCGCATTCTCAAGTTCTAGTCTAACAACGCATTTCTCGTTACGCAGATTGCAAAGACGATTGTGGTACTTTCCGGGTGTCTCTGATAACGTAAGACTCCGAAGCATTGTTGGGGTCGCTTCGTCAATACCTTTGAGGGATAGAAGTAAATCCCCTTGTCCAATCGCACGCACCCTAACAGCAGTAAAATGAGTAACAGAGCCGTAATTAGCAACGCTCTGAGCGGCGTATTCGGCAATGGTATTGATGGCATTGTCGCCGTCATTCATATCATCGTACTTGTAAGCTAAGTCTAACTTCCAGATGATACTATTTCCTGCGACGAGTACATTAACACCTTGTTCCGAGTCAACATCGATGCCAATTGCTGTAACGGGCCAAGGGAAGGACCAATGCGACCAACGAATGTTTGCGTAGCCTAAACCGTTTTTGTAGTCTGCAACTAAGATATGACCATCAGCAAGCAATGCGTAAATTCTAGAACCAACAACATCGTTAATCAACTGAATTTCATCGAATGAACCTTGGTCCTGCGCCTGCCACATCCTATCGATTTTCCAAGAGAATTCAGGCTGGGAATAAATGCCATTGAACGTGAACATTCCCGTGCGCGCCGCGATAACGTATGCATCCGTGTTCGGACCAGCAGTATCAAGTACAGTCGCCGCGCTAAAGCATTCGGTGCCGATGCCTTCGTCAATCGAAATGACACGCCAGAAGATAGCCATGTCAGGATTGACTAAATCTCGCGAGGTTGAAAAGGTGCGCTGAGACTTGAGGATATATAAAGAGTCTCTAAACTGCACACAATTCTTTACCCCACCCGCTTCATTCGGCGCTACGGTAACGTATCCACCGACCGCATCGAATCCTTCAGGGTCGCCCTGCTTTGAAATTCTGACGACACTTGGCTCCTTAAATTCGCCCCATACAATCAGAGAATCCTGATAAACACCGATGCCCACGCCTGCGGGGATAACATTAAGTTGGTCGAACAGGTAGTCTGCTTCGAGCACCAAATCAGCATCGTAAAAATCCACTGTAACAGTAGTAGCAGTGTTATTCGTGATGCGACCTGAAGGAACAAAGTAGAAGATATAGCCATCTTGACCTAAGTTATAATCTGCGATACGCCGAGTAGCCAATATCCTACGCGCAACAGTACCAGTAGGACCAATAGGAATGCCAGAAATATCAACAGCATGCGAGCCATCTGCAAGCACGCTACCATAAATAGCTGGTCCCGGCTTCGTAATGTATCCAGATTCCGTCTCAAACGAGACAGCAAATAAGTGCGTGCCTTGTTCAACATGGCCAGATAACGCTGAATTGACGCACGTTATTGAACCAGCAGGCGCACTACCTCCTGCTTGCCTACAAATTGTTCCATCGTATACGTAAACCGATTCGTTCTCGATGCCTTTGTTTCTATCGTGCGGTGTGATGTAGATTCGATTGTAGTATTGTGCGGCGCTAAAATCAACCATCGATGCGATATTGAGAATCGGTACGGCTAAATCGGTTGAATCATACAGTTGCCCCGAATCATTCAATATAAGTAAACGGGCCACTTCATCTAATCTCTTGTACGAGCAGAATCTCCGCACTCCACCGATAACCTGATGCAGTTTGATGCTGCCCGAACGGGTACGATAACCACGCTCCGTGTACGCAATATTCTCCGCAACTGACAAATGGTCAACAGGAACGGAATCCTTTAGCTCAGACCTATCGAACAGGCCCTGAGTTTCGGCAATAACGATTGGAGCGTGGTCTCGATTCATCTAAGCTTACCTAGAGATGACGGTGAATCCAATGCTCGATGCAGCTGGGCTATTACCCGCCGCTAATTCTGTTGGTGTACCTGTAACGTTACTCCAGATACGAACCTTCTTAGAAACATCATCGTATCCTGCCGTCAAGCCTGAGGTTGACCCAAACACAATCGAATCAATCGTATTATGTCCTGCGAGCACAGCTAACAATCCGGCGCTTGATTCACCACCAGCAGTATACGCACCGCTGTAATTCATACGCCCGGTGGTGAACAAACCTACGCCGGGCACCTTCTTCTGATTCAATACGGTAACAGTGATGACCATCCTACCCTCCCCTTCGTTTGATAACCTCTGCGTCTTACAGAGGTGTCCTGCTGTAGCTTGACACGAATCGCTAAGAAACGATTCATCTCAAACTCCGCTTTCGTTTCCAATCTATCAGAACGGGCTCGATTCTGTCCAATATCGTCCGCTGCCTCCGCTGCTGTCTTGAGTGCGAGATATCGTTTAGCGCCTGTGATAGGTAAGTCTGTACTCGCTGAGGTAATTTGTGGCAAGCCTTTGAGATAGCGAAGTAAAATCTCGCGGTCTTGATTCGCACCGACGAATTTGATGCCTTCTCCATCCCACTCCCACACTCCTAACGTCGGTAGCATGGTGTTGTCAATGATTCCATGCACTTCACCCATATCGCTCCACTGCATAGAACCGGGAGTACGTTCATATACAGCTTTGGGCTCAAGAAAATTAAGTGGTAACGTAGGGTTTGGGGGGACAGCGGCAGTAGATAGAAAAATAACACCAGCAGGCAATAGGATTGCGCTTGACGTTTCCGTCATAATCGGCAATCCATTCGCCTGCATGGTGCTTTGTAATTCTTCCCATGCTGATGTCAGAAAGGGAAGGAGCACATCGTTGGTGAATAAATCTCCACCTGCATCGTTCAGGTGAACACGCGCTCTATCCATCACTTCTGATGCTAACATGAGTTTATCCCTTACTTGGCGAATGCCAACTTCTCGTAACGTTCCTTATCGAGAATACACTGGCACGTCGGACAAACAACCGGGGTAGGACGCATCAGAACACTTGAACACGCTGGGCATCTATCGTTTCCCATATCAACGGTAGCGTGTACCCATTCACGTTCAAGGTTTAAATGTCGTGCGGCTAGGCGTTGGACGTCCGCAATAACATTATGCTGATGGAACATCTGCCAATCGGAATCTGCCCGACGTACCAATCTCTGAAACCAACGAATCTGATTCTGAATGTTCTGAGCGAGCAGAGCGCCATGCGTCTTCTTGATATCATCGCGGCTCTGCTTGTTGTATACCCAGAACAATCCAGGAAATGAGTTCGTTGGTGCGTCAATCTCAATTTGTGCAATGATGAAGTCGTTGACAATTGCGTCAGCGAAAACAGATACGGGCTCAGGAATAAGTCTTGAGCCGCGCTCATTGTCTAGGTATAGCGCGTACGAGTTATCCTTGATGTGCAAGGTAACAAAATCATTCAACGGTGCTGCTGGAATCGTTACGTGTGGTTCCGTCAGACCCGGCTTGAATTCCCGAATTTCCCTCGGGACTAGGGACACTAATGTCGCGTCTGCCATTGGTATTTTCCTTGGAATTAACGACGGCTTCTCCGATGTGGAGTTGCGTCGACATGACTGAGCATTCGTCATTCAAGAATTGGGTGAGATAATCAACTTGACGCTCGTAATGGTCTAATTCTTCCTTCACGAGGTCGCGTTTCTTCTTCTCACCAAACAGTTGAATATGTACGAATGAGAGAACGGCATCTTCTGTTACTATCATTGGCCTGTTGTCAGGCTTTTTGAACACGAAGATGGGTTCGTACGAGAGTTTGACTCCCGGTAACAACTCAGCGTTGGGACCGCTGACTGGCATCAATCTCTCAATCACCCAAAAGGTGCCATTGAGATAATTGTAACGTGGTACTAAAACCACCTCGCCACTATCAAGGCGGCGATACTCAAGTTCATTTGTTCGTGCGAGTCGAAAGGTTTGCTTCCCGTCTAACTCACCAAACAATAACTTGAGCTTCTTGTTGATGTACACATCGTTCATCAGTCCATCCAGTAAGGCTTGGGTCGTTTACCAGCCCTATAATCCGCCTCGGCTTGCGCGTGATATTCTGCATTTTCAGCATTAGCTTTATCTAGAAATCTTAAATATGTATCGTTCTCTTGCGTTTTAAATGCTGTAGCCTCACCGGGTCGTTCTCTATAAGGAGTGAAGATGCCACCCATGTGGCGTTGTGCATTAGGTAAGGTATTTGGATATTGTTGATTCTGCGTAGCGTGTGCGGTTTCATGCGCTAACGTACCCGCAATCATAGATGGTTCCAATTTACTATCATCAACAAAGGTAGTACCACCTACTTGCATTCCACGAGTGACACCGGGTAGACGCTGCGAGCGTACATTGCTTACGAAGTTATTTGCAAAAGGATATCGTTGAGTGAACTCATTCCACGCAGGCTGTAGTTCTTTATCGACTGTTGGATTGCTTGTGCGCGGTGGTGTATACGTTCCCGTTGGTGGTACTTGATTCGTACCAAGATAAATGCTAGCCATATTCCGAGGATAAGGTTCGTTCGGTCCCGGCATTGGCGCGGTTACATTTACTTCTTCCTGCGATGTTAACGCTCTTGGCTGCTCGGGCAAACCAAACAAGCTACGCATATTCCACGGCGTAGCGTATGAGTTCTCGCCAACCTGATATAAATAATCGTAATCGTTATCGCTAGGCATGGCGGTAATCTTTATGAAAATGAGGGAGGAGTTGTTAGCCCCTCCCCCATAACTAACTAAGCGTAGCCAGCAGGAATCGCGAGGTTATCGATGTACGCGTTCTCCTGTGGGTTGCTTGTGAACAGGTTCCACGAAGCTACAAGATACAGCAAAGTGGAAGCTGCCACACCGCCATCTAAACCACGAACCTCGAAAATCTTTCGACCGTCGGAGGTGTAGAAACCAGGCTTCTTGAGTTCTGCACGTCCCCAAGAATCCATGTTCAGGAAATCAATTCGGCGCTTATCCCACTTGAACGACTGCTGGATAGGCACACCAGCCATCGTCATGTTTCCACCGAAGTACAAATCCATTCCCTGAGAACCGCCTGAATCCTTATCAATCGTGGTAACGAGCATACCGAGCGATTCATAAGCCGCAGCCTGAGCCGGATG